AAGAGGTCTGGTTTCTTGAGCTTTACCGAAAACAGGAAGGGCTCGAGTTACTGGGTCAACTCGGGATTGCGTGCGAACAACTTCGATTTCAAATGGATCTGTGATGCGAAATCCGAACTGCCAGAATTGCGAGCTTCACGCCGGTGCCAAGACCGTATGCTTGTGGGGCGAGGGACCGAAGAAAGCTCGAGTGATGGTAGTCGGGGAAGCTCCCGGACGGATGGAGGACGAGAATGGCCGTCCGTTCGTGGGCGATTCAGGGAAGGTGCTCAGGGAGGAGCTGGCGCGCGTCGGCATAAAGCCCGAAGAGGTGTATATCACCAATACGGTCAAGTGCCGACCGCCCGACAATGCGAAACCTAAAGCGGGGCAAATCAAAGCATGCAAGCAATACCTCGATGCGGAGATTGCGGCGGTCAAGCCGGAGTACATTATTACGCTTGGTGCAGTACCCACGAAAACCCTCCTGAAGAAAGCGAAGATTACCGAGGTGCATGGGCAAGTTATAGAAATGCCTGGCTTCAAGGGAATGGCATGCTTCCACCCAGCCTACACGTTATACGATCCTTCCAAGCTGCCAGTGCTAAAAAAGGACTTTCAGCGCATCGCCAACGAAATCAAAGGGGTGAAGCTGAAAAAGGATATATTCAAATGGCGGCTTGTTAACGACGAGAATCTCTCGGAATTCTTCGAAGACCTGGATAATTGCGAGTGGTTTTCGTTCGACACGGAAACGTCTAGCCTCGATTGGTTCAAGCCGGACGAATATATCTCGTGCTTGAATATGTCGTTCGACAACGGCGGCGGAACCTGGGTGATTCCGTTGCACATGCCGTTCAGCCCGTACCTGAAAAAGCCCAAGCGCGCGAAATTCATTCTCAAGATGATCGCGTCTCGGCTGCGCAAGAAAAAGAAAAAGGGCGTAGCGCATAACGGTAAGTACGATAATCATTGGCTGGATGCGATCTACGATGTGACGTTCCCGCTAGATTTCGATACGATGCTCGCCAGCCATTGCATCGACGAGAACCGCGCGCACGGACTGGACCAGCTCGCAACGCTTTATCTAGATGCGCCGTACTACGACATCCCGCTGCATTGGAAGCAGGGTAAGTTCAAACCGAACGAGCGCACGCCGCAGAACGTCCGCACGACTTACCGCTACGGCGGCAAGGACGCATTCTATACGCTGTCGATGCGACCGATGATGGAAGCCGAGCTGGCGAAGGACCGGCCGACGTATCGACTGTTCTATCGGCTGGCGATGCGAGCCTCGCGGGCAATGCACGGAGTCGAGGGCAACGGGCTCTATGTCTTGCAGCAACGCTTTAAGAGCGTGCGAGCGCAAGTCGTTAAAGACCGAGACCTGGCGTTGAAAGAGCTTAACCGCATGGCAGGGAAGCTGACGGTACGCGGCGGGGTGAAAAAGTCGATCAACTGGAACTCTCCGGATCAGGTTGCAGCGCTGCTGTTTAAGAAGCTGAAGCTCCCGGTTATCGAGAAGACGGACGGGGGCAAGCCGAGCACGGGCGAAGCCACCCTGGTAGCGCTGAAAGACAAGCATCCGGTCGCGAATCAGCTCGTCAAGTACCGCGAGCTAGATAAGTTCCTGGGCACGTATCTGGACGGGTGGAAAGCCCTGATGAACGATGCCCTGGTTTATTTCAGCTACAAGATCCACGGCACCGTTACCGGTCGCTGGTCGTCGCGGCTGCATCAGACGCCCCGAGACGGGCGAATCCGCAACTGCGTCTCGGCCCCGGACGGGTGGACATTCGTTCAGGGTGACTTCTCGCAAGCCGAGCTTCGAGTTGCCGCGATTCTGTCTGGCGACCTCGAGCTGATAACGTGCTTCAAGCGCGGCATCGACGTTCATTGGCGCACGCTGCTATATGTCGTGCAAGCGGGCGGGGCCGGCGAATACGTTCAGCCCGTGCTCGACACCGCCGCCGAATACGTGAAGCGGGAAAAGAAAGGATGGAGCCGAAAACCCGACTTCAACGAATCCGTCGAAATCCTGATGAAAATCGGGCACGAAGAAGCGATCAAAATTTGGGAAGGCTGGAAGGAAGCTCGCAAAAAAGCGAAAGGCATCAATTTCGGCTTCGTCTACGGCATGAAGGAAAAGAAATTCATCGAGTACGCGAAGCTCAAGTACGGGTTCGAGCCAACCGAGCAAGAAGCGAAGGATATCCGTCGCGCGTATTTCTCCCTGTATCGCGGGCTCGATCCGTGGCACAACAAAATGCGCAAGCTCGTAAAGCTGGACGGGCACGTCAGGAGCTTATCCGGCCGGCTGCGTCGGTTGCCCGGCATAACGTCCAAAGACCGTGCGCTGCGCGCCGAATGCGAGCGGCAAGCGATCAATAGCCCCGTCCAGGGTTTCATCGGCGACTTCAAAGCGATGGCATTTGTCGAGTTGGCCGAGACGCTTGACCCGAATCGAGCGCGAGTCGTCGGCGAGGTCCACGATTCGATCCTGTTCTGGGTGAAAACCGAGCACCTCAAAGAGGAGCTGCCGAAAATCGCGAAGATTATGCAAACACCGAGCTTGGCGAAAGAATTCAAAATCGACTTGCCGGTCTCCATCGATGTGGAGTTGGAATACGGGCCCTGGGGTCAGAAAGGGAATCCGAAATGGATCCCAGAAGCCGCGTGAATTTAATAGTTGCCAGTTGATCAATTTAACGTAGAATACCTGCCCCAATAAGGAGTTTGCCATGCCCACGGTGAGCTTTTCGAGAGTCAAGCTATGGCGTCGTTGCCACTACGCCCATCATCTGAAATACCACGAGCGTCTCGCACGCAAGCGGAGAACGGTTCCGCTGCTACGCGGGCAAATCCTCGGTGAGATGCTCGATGCGCGAGCCTTCCCGGCGATCATCAAGAAGTCCCCCGAACAGATCCTGAAGAAGTACTCGAAGCAGTACGCGCAGCTTTGGGCCGAGGAGCAAGAGAAGTACGGGGACGTGCCCGGAGACATGGCCAAGCTCTTCGACGGCTATTCCCGCAAGTACGCAAACGAGGGGTTTGAATACCTTTCGTATGAAGAATTCATCGCGATGGACCTGGTCAAGGATATTCGGTTCATCGGCTATATCGACAAGCGCGTGCGCGATACGAACGGCCGCATGTTCCTGATGGATCACAAATCACACAGGGTGATCCCGAACGACGACCAGCGGTTCACCGACTTGCAAAAAGTCTTTTACGTCTGGGCCTACAACGAGACGAATTCGACCAAGCAGGCGACGGGATTCGTCTGGGACTACATTCGCACCAAAGCCCCAACGGTGCCCGAATTGCTGAAAGACGGAAAGCGGCTGTCGATGGCGAAGAACATCGATACCGATTACTGGACCTACCTCGGGGCGATCAAACGTCACAAGCTGGACGTGAAGCCGTATCTCGAGTTTCTGGCCGAGCTGAAGAAGAGAGCGGATACACGATATATCCGCGTCACGATCCCGAACCCGCCGAAGGCTATGATTCAAAGCGTCGTCGCCGACCTGAAGTCGACGGCCATTGAATTGCACACATCGAAGTCGAAAGATCGAAACATGACGCGCATGTGTCCTTCCGACTGCGATTTCTACAACCTGTGTCGTGCGGAAGTCAGCGGGCTCGATGCCGACTACGTGCGCAAGAACGAATACGAGGTCAGAGAGGAACCCAATGAACGTGAAGAAGCTGAAGAAGAGTAAGCCGGTGGTCAAGCCGAAAAGCGATGACATCGGCTCGCGCATCCGGCCGGTTGCGGATATACCCGACTTCTCGTCCACGCTGCTATACGGCGAGGGCGGGACGGGCAAGACCGCGTTATCCGGTACGTTCCCCAAGCCCATGCTCGTGATCGATATCGCCGAGCGTGGCACGAAAACCCTGAAGAAGACGCCAGGCATCGACGTTCTCAGGGTGAGCAGCTGGGAGGAGATCGAGGAGATTTACTGGTGGCTGTACGACGGCAAGGGCAAGGGAAAGTACAAAACCGTCAGCCTGGACCAGATCTCTCAGATGCAAGACATCGCGATCAACAAAGTCCGCACCGACAAGAACATGAAGAAAAACGACAAGACGTCGTACAAGTTCTGGGGTGAGGTCTCGGGACTGATGAAGGAATGGCTCGGCAACTTCCGCAACTTGCAGGAGCTAGGGGTCTACGTCATATTCGTTGCGCATCAGAGAACCTTCGACGGCGAAGGCGAGGAGGGTGATAATCAGATTGATCCGTCCGTAGGCGCACGGCTGATGCCGTCCGTCTCGAGTTTCCTGAACGGGGCGGTCTCCAATATCGGTAACACGTTCATCCGTGAACGCTATATCGGTAAGGGCAAGGACCGCAAGAGAAAGGTCGATTACTGTTTGCGGGTTGGGCCGCATGCGGTGTATCGCTCGAAGATCCGGAGACCCCCAGACGCGGGGCCGCTGCCGGAATTCATCGTCAGCCCAACCTTCGAGAAGCTGGAAAAGGTTTCCCGAGGCGAATCGCTTGAGTCTACCAAAACCACTGTGAAGAGGAAGAAGTAAATGGCACGCGCAAAGACAAGCAGCCGCAAGAAGAAGGGCAGCAAGGTTTCCGTCGATTTCACTGGCGTCGAAAGCGGTGGCCGTAGTTGCCCGGATGGCACTTACCGGTTCTCCGTGCTCGAGGCCGAGAAGACGGAATCTTCCGAAGGCAACGATATGTTCAAGGTCAAGCTGAAAGGCTTGTCCGGCAAGGCCAAGGGCGTCGGCATCTACGACAATCTGTCCCTGCTCCCGCAAGCGCTCTGGAAGCTCAAGGGCTTTATCGAGTCGATGGGCGGCGAGGCGGACGGCGAAACCGACATCGATCCGTCGGACTGGATCGGCGAGGAAGTCACTGCGGTGATTTTCAACGAGAAGTACGAAGGCAAGGATCGTCCGAAGGTCGGTGAGTACGTCGCGAACGGCGGCAGCGATGACGACGAGGGCGAAGAGGAAGAAGAGGAAGAGGAGGAGGAAGAGGAATCCGAAGAGGAAGAGTCCGAGGAAGAGGAAGAAGAGGAAGAAGAGGAAGAGGAAGAATCGGACGAAGAGGAGGAGGAAGAAGAGGAAGAGGAATCCGAGGAAGAAGAAGAGGAAGAAGAGGAAGAGGAGGAGGAAGAGGAAGAAGAGGAAGAGGAAAAGCCGAAGCGCAGCAGCAAGAAGAAAGCGGCCAAGGGCACGCGCTTCAAAGTCGGCGCGAAGGTCAAGTTCAAGGATGCAAAGGGCAAAGCCGTTCGCGGCGTCATCATGTCCCTCGACGGGGATGAGGCCATGATCGAGGACGCGAAGGAGCAGGAGTGGCAGGTGGACGTCAGCGAGCTGGAAGCCGCGTGATGTAATTCGGGGGCTGGCTATCGGCCCCCACTTTTGCCATGCTGAAAAAAACCTTACGCTGGTTCCAGGATGAGGCGGTAGCGAAAGCGCTTCCTCATCCTGGTTTTATGCTGTTCATGGAGCAGCGTACCGGCAAGACACTCACGTCGCTCGCGCTCGTTGATAAGCGTAAGCCCTCACTCCTGTTTATCGTTACGACGAAGCGCGGCGTGGCCGTATGGCAGAAAGAACTGAAGGAATCCCTGAAGCTGACCTGGGAGTGCCAGATCGTCGTCACATATTTCCAGGAACTGCACCGGAACCGAACCCGCTGGCGCAAGTATTTCAGGGAGAACGGGCCGGACGGCATTTTCATCATCTGCGACGAATGTCACAAGATTAAGCGGCGGGGATCGCAGCCCGCGCGTACCGTTCGCTACCTGGGGCAGCATGCGCAATGGCGCCTGGGGCTTACGGGAACGCCGCTGCAACCGCGATTCAGGACGAAGCGACGCAAGCGCACGGCCGCGAAAATAAAGGCCACCGAGGGGCTCGAAGACGCCTGGTCGCAATTCGATTTCATCGATCCGTCGATCTTCGGCACGGCCGACGAGTTCGAGGAA